GCCACCGTGTCAGGGAAGGTGGCAGCACTCCAGGCGGGCTCATACGTTCCCGCACGCAGCAGGGCGCCTTCATCCCCAATGGGCAGCAGCGTCCAGATGGGCGTTGAGTTGGCGTACTGGATATCGCCACGGGTCAGGCCACTGATGGCCCCTGAGTAAGTGATGGGGAACGTGAACAGTTCGCTCTCGTTGTCAGCGCCGCCCGTGTCGGTGTACAGCAGCACGCCCACCCATCGGGTTCCGCTGGCTGTGAACGTGTATTCTGTGACGGGTGTACCTGTGCTCACGGCACCCGCCTGGGTGGTGGCTAGGTTGGGTTCGGTCGCAGCATCCACCGAGCGGATGGACTTGGCGGTGGGGCCGAACCAGTTGACCTTGATATCGGCGCCATCCAAATAGACGCTGATGCTGCCCGTGGCCGCGCTCTCGGTGGTGGCCACTGTGATCGTGTCGCTGACCCACGCGCTGGAATTCTTCACCTGGGAGATGGCTCGTATCTCTACGGTGTACTCCGTCCCGTTGGCCACATCGCCCAGGTATCGCTGAACTTCAGCTTTTTCAGGAACTGCAACCACCTGGAAGGTGCTGTTGGCTTCAGAGGTAACCTTGGTCCTGATCTCGTAGCTGCTCAGGAAGGGGTCTGCGCTGGCTGTCCACTGCACCAGTATCCTAGGCACTGTGGTCCCATCCTGCAGCAGCAGGCTCGTGGTATCGTTGGCCGTCAGCACCAGGCTGGTGGGCGCCGCTACCGACAGGGGGTTGGGAAGGTTCGTGCCCGGAGGTGAATCCTTCGTCGGCAGGGTGTTGAGCGTATAGGCTGAAGCATCGTACTCGCGCCCGAAGATGCGCACGTTGCCGTCAGGCATTATGCCCATCGCCACGATCCAGAACTTCTTGGCTGCCCAGCCCGGAGTCGGATGCGTAACCTCCACGACGTCGCCCTGCTGTAGCACCAGGCTGGTGCGGTCAGCCGTAAAGGCCACGCCAGCATCCGCCCTGGCTTCTTGCAGCACTACCTGGGCCGTCTGCTGCGCCTGATACAAATCATAAGTGAACGGGAGCTCTATGTAGGTGGTGCTCGGCCAGCCGTTGTCCGCTGTCAAGTAGGCGTTGGACGCGCCCGCATTGGGCCAGGAAACGTCGTTGGGCTGAAAGTTTAGGTCCGGATCAACGTAGGTGGCGACCAGCCGGTTGGGCGCCTCCTCTGTGCCAGCCCTCCAGAACTCAAAGCCGCCTACGATGTTAGTCGTGTCCAGTTGGAAGCTCTCGGCAGCTTGCACCTGCCTGATCTTCAAGTGGTACTCCGTGCCGATTAGCACGATCTCGCCACGGCAGCAGCTTAGGAGTCCAGCCAGGTTCTCCTGCGGTGCGCCCCTCGGGTCAACCCAGCCGTTGCACCTGTACCGTTTCTGAGTGCCGCCGCCTGGCACACTTACAACGACGTCGCAGTAGTTTGCAGCAGCTTGAAAACTGGCGGTGTTTAGGTCGGCGCTCGCTATGCCGAGCCCGTACTTCAAGCTCGTCATGAAGTCCCAGATGGCGAGTGCGGGGTTATCGCCCCAGGCCGTGCTCGCATCGCGGGGGTCGTACAGCTTGGCACCCTTTACCAGTGCCGTGACCTGCGGCCACCCCGCAGGATAGACTTCGTTATCGCTCCACAGAAGGAACGCCAGGTATGCCACGCCACGACCGTCGTCGGTAGTGCCCCAGTTGCTGAAACGAACGGCCAGTTCCGTATCGTGCGTCTGCGCGTCTGCGCCCAGGTGCAGCCCATATTGGACGAACAGGTCGTCGCCGAACGTGGTGCCCGTGCCGCCCGTCCTCCATGGGTCCAGCGTGCCCGTCACGTTGGTGGCTGCGCCGGTAGCGGTGGGCGACGATATAGCCTCCACCCCGTCGAAGTAGACGGTGGTCACCTCCTCAATGCCGCTGCCGTCCTCGCCGCCGAGGCATATGGCGCCCACATAGCCCAGCACCTTGTCGCTGGTGGCTTGCTGCTGTATGTCAAGCAGCGCCAACCCGACGCGGGCTTGTCCGTATACGACCGGCAAGCTGGCCTCGTTTGAGAGGACATTCGCCTGGATGCCCTGCTGCCCCCGCTCCAGTACGCCTTTCCGAATAGTCTTCGCAGCTAAGAAGCTGCCCGCTATCAGCACGCCAGTGCGCAACAGGTTTGACAGAAAGACGCTGCCCAACACGCTGCCAGGAATTGCGAAGCTGACGGCCAGGGCTACGACTCCGATCAAGGTGCTGGTGCTCATGCTGGCAGTCTCCAAGCAATGGTCTCGGGTGGGCACCCGTTCAGGCGCCCAAGGTATACACCATGACCGGGCAGGCTGCTCAAAAGCCTACCAGCGCCCAGGGCCACGCCCAGCCGGGGCAGCCCGTATTCGTCGTCGCCAGGCATTATCAAGATGTCGCCCGGCTGCGCGAACTGCAGGGGCACGCTCACAGCGTCGCTAGCTTCCAGGTGGGCACTGGGGGCACCTATGTGCTCCAGGGACTTGACAGCGGCTGTTCTGGAGCGATACGGCTGAACGGGGCCCAGTTGGTTGCGGGCCCCGTTGCACATGGCTTTCGCGGCGCCACGCACCAGGCTGCCGCAGTCGGTGCTGCCCCAGCGGAACGACTTGCCCACCTTGGCGCTCACGTACTCACCCAAGCGTTCTTCCCAGTCGTCGTGCCTGGCCGTCACTGGTCCCCCTCGCCGCCTGGCCCACGTCCGCCACCGCCGCCGCTTGGGGTAGCGGTATTCCGCCCCCAGGTGATTTGCTGGCCCACCAGTTCGGGCACCCGCTTCATCAGCGTATCACCCGTGGCCAGGCTGGCTCTGTCCAACATGTCATTATGACTGGTGAGGTTCGTGCGGCACGGGCGGGGGAACAGGTAGCGGGCCAGGTCGCTGACCGCCGTAGTGGTCACCGTCACAGTTCCAGAGTCAGTGCCTGAACCCTGGGCTTCCACCACATTCCAAGGCTCGTTGAGCAGGCCAGCGAACACCTGAATGGGCGCGTCCGCCACCACCCCAGTAGAGAGCAGCACCTGCCCGAAGTACAGAACGCAAGGCTGCCCCCGCATGTGGTTTCCTAGTATGTCAGCGATGACAGTTTGGTCCACCCCGGCCAGGGTCATTCGCATTCCCTGCGCGGCCAAGTCAGGGGTCTCGCTTGGCGCCTCCAGTTCCAGTGCCCCACCGAGGGCGACGTAGGTGTTGCCGTCGTAGGTCGCCGACTGGCTGGCCGAGGTCACGTAGGTGGTGCCGCCGCTGCTGGTGATGGACAGCAGCCAGATATCTGCGTAACCCTCCATCGCGCCGACAGCAGTGGTCATGCCTGCGGCTAAAGTGCGTGACATCTAGGGCGCCTCCTGGAATTGCACCCAATATCCGCCGACGAACTGGTCAGGGCCCGCTTCGGGCATCGGGCTGTAGTCTGCAATGTATGCGCGTATCGTGGCCCCGCCGATGGTGAGGACTGCATTGTTGGCCGGGCTGGCCCCTACCAAGATGGGAGGGTTGATCCCGATGGTGGCTGCCCCGCTGCCGTTGCTGTCCACGTCAGCCGTGGCCCGGAATAATTGGTTGAGCCCGGCTATGGTGAACACGTCGCCCGCTCGCATGTTGTCACTGGTGCTCGCGGGCCACCCGTCGGTCGCGATGCTGGTGCCTGCTTCGGTGGCCCCTACGACCAGGGGAGTGCCCCCTCCAGTCCCGTTGGCAGGCATGCCCGAGCCGGGGAGCAGGTAGTGCGTGATGTCAAACGTGGTGAGCATGTTGCGCGCATCCTCAACGAATGTGAACAACGCCTGGACGTCTGCGTTGCTAGCCAGTAGCGCCTGCGGCCAGGTCTCCCGCCAAGTGCGCCCGGCGCTCACCTCGCTGCGTAGCTGCACCCCGCCCGTGCGTGCGCGGCTGACCAGGCCCGTGGGCACCTTGGGGAGCGTCACCTTTCCTGGTATCACGGTGCGTGGGAAGGCGGGCATTTATCGTCCTCTGATTTGCTTTGCGTAGGATGTGCTCTGATGTACTCCGTCAGCAACGATCTGGGCAATCTCGCCCCGTTGCTCGCGGATAAATTGCTGCGCGCTGCGTCCGTCTATGGCGTTGACTGAGAAGCTGATGTTCTGGTTCACCACCATGCCGCTCACGCCCACAGCCCGGCCCACCTTGCTAGAGTTCGGGGAATTGACGCCCCCACTAGGCCCGATGCCCGTAGACCCTGGGATTGTACTGCCCACATGGTCGATGCTGCTTAGGCCCATGCCCGCGCCGAATGCCTTGACGAAGTCGCTGTCAGGGAACATTCCGGTCAGGAGTTGGAAGATCTGCATCTGAAGGGCCAGTTCTACCAGGCGACTGATGATGCGGTCGAAGAAGCCATCCCATGCGGCCATCCCCTGGTTGACGGACTCACTGGTGCGCCGCACAAAATCGCGGCCAAAGTCAGCGACCGCTGTCTGCATGCGTGTGAACTCCTGGCTTACCACCACCACAGCGTCGCTCAACTCAGTGACGCCATTGCCCAGGCCCACCATGCCAGCGGCCACCTCTTCCTGACTGGCGCTGTATGCGCTGATCACTACGTCCATGTTTTGGAGCAGTTCTATCCACGCCCCAGCCTTGTCAACCGTGCCTTCAAAGCTGGTGCCCAGGTTGAGCATGCTTTCTTTGAAGTCGGCCAAGGCCGAGGCGTAGGCCGCCATATTTCTGCCGAACGGGCTGGCGAACGACATCAGCGCCAGAAAGGCCCCCAGCGCATCCCCCGACCGCTTGACCGTCTCAAACAGCCCACCGATCACGCTGGCGACGATACCGATGGCGCCCGTGACAACGCGCCCCCAAGCTATCCATTCCCCTTTGTTGGCCTCAAGCTCGATGTTGAACTGCGTGATCTTGGCGATCAGCCCGTCCTCGCTGCCCAATGCTCCATCCAAATTGGTCACCCCCACCAGTATCTCGCCGAACCCTTCCTTCGTGTCGCCAAGGGCGTTTTCTAGTTGCTCCATCATGCCCTTCAGCCCTTCGGCCTTGGCCATGGATGCAGCGAACGCAGCCGCCAGGGCGTTGCTGCCCACGATCTCAGTCAGGCGCTCGCTGGCACTGCCCGCCATGTCAACCGCTATGCCGTACCGGGTCAAGGTGTTCATACTGCCTGACAGCGTCTTACCGAACTGGAGCGCGGCCATTTCCACGTCGCCCTGGAAGAACGTGTCAGCCATGCCCACGAGCGCCGCCTGGGCTTTAACTAACTCGCCCACGTTGAGCGCGGGTGCCAGCTTGGACAGGGTAGCCACGGCGCTGATCAGCGCCTCATCGGCTACGGTGGTGACCGTCTGCAGCCGCTCCGCTTCTGCGGTCAAGGCGCGCAGGCTCTCCACCCCGCTGATGCCTGCGCTGCGCAGGCTGGACGCAAGGTCAAGGACTGCTTCGCGCTGCACCCCGAAGGTATCCAGGAGGGCCTTGCCCCACCTGTACACCATGCGCACAGCGGCAGCGCCCAGCACAGCGCGCATGACGGTTCCCAAGCTGGTGACCTGGCTTGCGAAGCTTCGTGCCTTGGCGCGGGTGCGGTCAAAGCTAGACTGGACGCTCTTCATGCCACGGATGAACGCCATAGTGCCTATCTGAAGCTCCACCCTCAGGCGGCTTATGCGCTGGTCTCCGGCCATGTGGGGGCCTCCTTATGCTGCTATGACGCAGCCGCCACCCTGGCGACAGCTTCGTTCTTCCGTCTTTCTTCGTCCCGTAGAGTGTACTCTGCAGCCCACTCTGCGAACTGCGTGCTGGTCACCCGCGCCTGCAGGGCCGAGATGCTGGGCTCGCCCATGTCGGAGCACAGCCTCAGCCAGAATCGCCGCTCTGGGCGGCTTCTGAGTTTCCCTCAATGTCCTTGATCGCTTTGTCGCCAATGCCACTGAGGCGCCCTGCGACGTTGAACAGCCTAGCCAATGCCCTGCCGCTCTTGGCGCCCAGCTTCACCGCTTCAGCCTTGGTGAACATCCGCTTGGCTTCGTCCTTTGGATCCCGGGCGCTCATAGCCACCAGGCGGGCACGCAAGTTCTCAAGGTTGGGCGTCGGGTCTTGGCCAGCTTTGCCCATGTGAACGCTGCCCGCTTCGTATGCGTCACGCTCCGCTCCGTTCAGTTCTTTCATCAGTACGGACCCGCCCCACTCTGGCATATATACCAGTTCAGTGGCCAGGTCCATGGCGCCAAGGATGTCGTCCTTGGTCAGCATCTTAGTGGCTGCTTCTTCGGCCATGATTTTACTCCAGTTGAATATGGCGGGCGGGAGAGGAGTTCCTGCCCATTCTACTTTTCCGCTAAGAGGTGGCCCGTGTTAGGGGGCCCGCCGCAGTGAAGACCGTGCTAGCTGTAGCCTGGTCACCCACGCCCCCTCCCATCGGGTTGTAACTGCCCAGGATGCCGGACCCGCTGTAGCTGGGGTTCGTGGTGCTCACGCTGGCGCTGGTCGGCTTGCCCACCAGGGCCACCGATGTGCCCACCAAACTGAAGAGCGTCGCGTCTACTTCGCCGACAGCATAGTCCTGAAGCCATTCAACTGTGAATGCCCACGTCATCAAGCCCCCTGCCACGCTGCGGGTGGTGTCTCCCATAACAGTGTCGTCCTGGAGTTCTGCGCCATAGTCCAGTGAGATACTGCGGATGTGATCGCTCAAGTCGGTGCCGCCTACCGTGAGGGTGGCATCGGTGAGGACGAAAGTTGCCATCTGTGCTACTCCCTATTTGATGCCGACACAGACTACGAAATCGAAGTCGCCGGACACAGTGAAATCAACACGCCAGTAATCATCCGCTATGGCGCCCGCAGCACTGGCGTACTCGCTGCTGACTGCCGTTGCCTGCGAGAAAGTCACCCGAGTGGTCGGGCTTCCCCAGCCCACCCCGTCGTCACTGTTCACGCTTACGTCTAGTGTCCCGCTGG